TGATGTTCTGGATGCGCGGGCGGTGTCGCCCATATTCGCGACAGCGCATCTCATTGAGGATGACGACGCCGCGGAAGTCCGGGCCATAGTGAGGGCGGCGTTCAGGTATGCAAAGGCGCGCTACGAGGCGCCGCCGCTGCTCATCGCCAAGCACAGCGCGCCGCCTGTGATGAAGGCCCGCAGAGAGCCGAGGACATTCAGAGCACAGCGTCTCGCCGCATGAGCAAGCTGCAGATCACGGCCGTATTTCAAGGCGACAGCGTCAAGCTGCCGTTCGAGGCGCTTACGGATAAAGGTGCGCCCGAGAACCTGGACGGCTGCTCGATCCGCTGGGCACTGAGCAAGCCCGAGGCCATCGACTCGCCCGTGCTCACGAAGACATCAGAGAACGGCATTCTGGTGCTCGACGCCGCCGCCGGCCGCCTCGTCGTCATCATCAATGCCGGCGAGCTCGACACCCCCGGCCAATACGTGCAGGAGCTCGAGATCACCTTGCCATCTGGCGAGACGTACACATATGGTCAGGGGCCGTTCATCGTGAAGCCGACCGTGCTACCGGAGCAGGCATGACCGAGACTGAGCATCTGATCCGCCAAGCCGCCCGTGAGATAGGCATCACGCTGAACGTCTCACGAGACAGCAAATTCACGGTAGAGGAGAGCACGGATGAGCCAGGCACATACAAGGTTTCCTTCCTGAACCGGAAGGGCGACAATACAACAATTATCATACCTATGACATCGCAGTTCTCGACCATCTATGCGGCGCTGAAGAACGGATGGAGAGGCAAAGTTTGATTTCCCGTTTGAAAAATGAAAGAAATCAAAACAAATCAATCAGGAGGTAGGGGAGGCCGCAGACCGGGTGCAGGTCGCAAGCCGGGCTCCGTCACCAAGCGCACGCAGGAGATCGCCGCGGCTGTTCTCTCGCAGGGCATGACGCCGCTCGAATATCTCCTGAGCGTGATGCGCAACGAGAACGAGGACGAAGCGCGCCGGCTTGATGCGGCCAAGGCCGCCGCCCCTTACATACACCCGCGTCTTGCTGCCGTCGAGCATTCCGGCAACGCCGGCAAGCCGCTGACGATACAAGTGGTGACCGGCGTGCCGCGGGAATAAAGAGACGTGCCGCTCGCCAATGGGCACAGTGCAACGCATTGATCTCGGCTATCGCGCGAGACCGCAGTTCGTACCGTTCCATCTGAGAAAGCAGCGTTGGTCCTGCATTGTCGCGCATAGGCGTGCCGGCAAGACCGTCGCCTGCATCATGGACCTCGTAGACGCAGCTCTGCGGTGCGAGAAGCCGAATCCCAGGTTCGCGTATATCGCGCCGTTCTACGCGCAGGCCAAGGACGTCGCGTGGGCGTACTTCAAGCAGTTCACCGCGCCGATCCCTGGTGTGGAGGTCCACGAAAGCGAGTTGCGTATTGATCTGCCCAACGGCGCGCGTCTGAGGCTCTACGGGGCGGACAACTATGACCGCATGCGCGGCGTCTACTTCGACGGAGCGGTGCTCGACGAATACGGCGACATGGACCCGCGGGCATGGGCCGAAGTGATCCGACCGATTTTGTCTGATCGCCGCGGCTGGGCCACGTTCATCGGCACGCCCAAAGGTAGGAACCATTTCTACGAGATCTGGCAGGCCGCGAAGGAAAACCCGAGCGAATGGTTCACGCTGATGCTGAGGGCATCTGAGACAGGTCTGCTGCCGCCCGAAGAGCTTGAAGATGCTCGCAAGGTCATGACGCCCGAGCAGTACGAGCAGGAATATGAGTGCTCCTTCGAAGCGGCGATCCTGGGCGCTTACTACGGCCGCGAGATGCAGAGGCTTGAGGCTGAGGGGCGGATACGCTCCGTGCCCTATGATCCGAGCCTTCCGGTTTACACGGGTTGGGACCTTGGCCTTGACGACGCAACGGCCATTTGGTTCGTGCAGGTCGCTGGCGCCGAAGTTCGGGTAATCGATTACCTTGAGACCAACAACGAGGCGCTGTCATCGATCGCCCGCTCGCTGCTCAATGAGCGGCCGTACATGTACGGGGAGCACTACCTGCCGCATGACGCGGAAATCCGGGAGCTGATGACCGCCAAGAGCCGCAAGGACACGCTTGAGAGCCTCGGCGTGCGCCCGGTCCGAGTGGCGCCTCGGCAGAACGTAGAAGAAGGCATAAACGCGGTGCGCAACCTCCTGCCGCGCTGCGTCTTCGATGAGAAGAAATGCGCTCGCGGCATCGAAGCCCTGCGCAACTATCAGCGCGAATGGGATGACAAGCTAAAGACGTTCCGCAAAACGCCGCGCCACGACTGGGCGTCACATGGCGCGGATGCCTTCCGGTATCTGGCGATATCGCTCAGTCCGCGCGCCAAGCCGCAACCGATCCACTACCCTCGACGGGTCTACGCCTAGACCATGGCAGAAAACGACACCAAACCCCGGCCCCTCAGCGACGAGGAGCTGGCGTCGATCCTCGACCAACTGAATCGCCAAGCAATTGGCTGGGACAGCGACGAGGTATCGGCCGATCAGGACAACAATCTCGACCGGTATCTCGGCAAGCCCTACGGCGACGAGGAAGAAGGCCGGTCCAATGCCATCAGCATGGACGTGGCCGAGGTCGTCGATTGGGCGATGCCGGACCTTCTGGAGCCGTTCATCTCCGGCGATCGCATCGTCGAGTTCGAGCCTGCGAAGCCCGACGACGAAGAGTGGTGCGAGGTCGCGTCGGATTACGTCAATCACATCTTCTTCAAGGAGAACTGCGGCGCGACCATCCTTTACGATACTGTCAAGACGGCGCTGATCCAGAAAATCGGCTTCAGCAAGTCTGTCTGGCGCGAGAAGATCAAGGAAGAAACGCAGACGCTCACAGGCTTGAGCGCACTGCATTTGGCCGAGCTCCAGCAAGACGAAAGCGTCACGATCAACGAGATCACGTCGGAGCCGATCTCGCAGGAGCTTCTGGCCGATCAGAGCGTCGCCGCGGCCTTCGCGGATGGCATGGTCTACACCGTGACCATCACGCGCACGACTAAGGACGGTTGCGTTGAAATCTGCTCGGTCCCGCCCGAGGAGATCAAGGTCTCGAAGCGCGCTGCTGACATCGAGAGCGTCGATTACATTGCTCACGAAACGGAGCAAACGCGCGCCAGCCTTATCGACATGGGGTTCGATGAGGACGTGGTGATGGAGCTTCCTGCAGCTGCGCGCCACCGCGAGGACAGCCGAGCTGATCACCGGTTTTTTGATGAGGACCGGCGCGAGAACCTCGGTCGGGATCGTATGAGCGACACCATCATCCTGATCGAGGAATACGCCCGCGTCGATTACAACGGCGACGGCAAGATGGAGCTCCTGCGCGTGTTCCGCGCCGGCAATCGCATCCTCGAGAAGGAGGAGGTCAGCGAGCATCCGTTCAATGCGTGGACCGCAGATCGCATCCCGCACCGCCTCATCGGCCTAGCCCTCGCGGATAAGGTCAAGCAGACGCAGAAGATCAAGACGCACCTCACGCGCAACCTGCTTGATAACGTCTACCTCGCCAACAACCCGCGGCTGGAAGTCCCCGAGAGCGCGATTGGCGACAATACCATCGACGACCTGCTCAACGTGAGGATCGGTGGTCTGATCCGCACGAAGCAACCTGGCCAGTTGACGCCCGTCGAGGTGCCGGATCGGTCCAAGACGGCGCTTGAGGCGATCCTGTACATGGACTCCGTGCGTGAGCAGCAGTCCGGCATCACGCGCAACGGCACGGCGATCAACTCGGAAACCCTTGATCCGAAGTCAGCCTATCAGGCGCGGAAAGAGGACCGTAACGAGCAGGCTCGCAAGCGGCTCATGTGCCGGATGATCGCGGAAACGTTCCTTGTTCCGCTGTTCCGCAAGATTTTGCGCCTCGTCGTGCGCTACCAAGACTTCGAGAAGATGGTGCGGATCTCCGGCAAGTTCGTCGCAATCGATCCGCGCTCATGGAACGCCGATGTGGCGGCCACGCCGAGCGTAGGCCTCGGCTACACAAATCGCGAGGAGGAATTGCTGGCGGCCCGGATTATCGGCGAAGCGCAAATGACTGCCAGAGAGATGGGCATGGCGACGCCTAAGCACTTCTGGGAAACGGCCGCGCGTATGGTGCGGGCCGTTGGCTGGCGGTTCCCGGACAAGTTCTTCGTCAATCCGACCTCGCCAGAAGGTCAGATGGCCCTGCAGCAATTCGCGGCTGCGCAAGGCCAGGACCAGAAGATGGTCGAGGTGCAGGCCAAGGCGCAGCTCGAGCAGATGAAGGCCCAGCACGATGCGCAGCTCAAGGAAATGAAGCAGGCGCACGAGGTCCAGATTGCGCAGATCAAGGCGGAGAACGAGCGCCGCATTGCCGAGATGAAAGCGCAAAACGAGTACGAGATCGCGCAAATCCGCATCGCGGCCGAGCAGGCCATCGCCCGCGAGAAAATGCAGATCGAGGAGCGTTTGGCACGCTGGAAAGAAGAGCTCAGGGCCGAATTGCAGCGTGAGTTCATGGACAAAGTGGGAGGAGCGGCGCCTAGCGGCAATGGCGCGCGCCCAACAACGGGAGCGGTGAGAATGGGGGGGCAGATTGGCTAGCCTGTTTGATCAACCGGCACTGGAAGGCGACCAATGAACGATGAAAGGCTCCGTGCGTCCGCCGAGCGTGGCCGGCGGTTCCGCGAGTGGTGCGAGGGAGATGAAGGCCTTTACGCCGTCTTCGATGCCGTCGAGCGCAACTACCTCGACTCCCTGATGAAAACAGACATCGACGACCAATCTACGCGGGAGCGGATCTATCACCGTGTCGCCGCCCTGCGTGATCTGAGGCGGGCCATGGAAGCGGTGATTGCGGACGGCAAGTCAGCCGAGGCAATCGTCGAGAAGCTGACACGGATGCAGCACAAGCGCGCCACGCGCAAACCTAAGGTGATGGCATGAGGATTTTCCCCGTAAAAGTGTTTCAGGCCGAAGTTGGAGCCGGGTCAGAAGCACCCGCACAGCCGCAATTGTCCGCCCAAGAGCAATTGGCGGGCCTTTTTGCGCAGGAATTGGCTGCTGAGCGTGGAGAGACGCCAGAACCGGCCTCACAAGGCCATCAGGACACGGAACAACCGGCGGAGAGCGCGCCAGAAGAGGCGGCGCCTGCCGAAGAGAATGCGCCTGAAGAAGGCGCTGAAACCCAGGAAGAAGCAGAACCGGGTGACGGAGCCGAAGAGCCCACCGACAGCCCGGCCATCGCCGCTCCGCCTGGGATGAGCGAGGCCGACAAGGCCGAGTTCGCCAAGCTGCCGCCCGCACTCCAGACATGGATCAACAAGCGGATCACGGAGCAGCAGGCCGATTACACGCGGAAAACCCAGCAGGTCGCCGAGCAACGCAAGTACTACGAGTCCAGCGTTGCCGAGCTGCAGCAGAAGTTGCAGGCATACGACCATATTCTCTCGCAGTTCACGACCCCAAAGCTCGCGCCGCCCGACCCCAAGATGCGAGATACGGACCCCGTGGGCTACGAGGAGCAATTGGCGTCATACCTGCACCAGAAGCACCTGCAGGAGGTGGCCGCCGCTGAGCAACAGAAGGTTCGGGAAGAGCACGAGAAGCTGCAAAGAGCGCAGCTTGCCGAGTTCTATAAGCGTGAAGCCGAAGAGCTGAACCGGATCGCCCCTGAGCTGTCTGCGCCCGATGACAAGGGCAAGGCACTGAGAAAGGCGGTTTGGGACTACGCGATAAAGGTCGGTTATACGCCCGAACAGCTCTCCATGGCCACGGCGCGGGACATGGTGACGCTCTGGAAAGCTCAGCGATACGACGCGATGCAGGAGGCCCGGAAGAACATCAAGCCCGTTCCCCCGGCCGCTCCGAAGGCGGCGAGACCAGGGCCGGCAAAGGCCATCGGCCGCCCATCGAATGTAACGCGCGCCGTTCAGCAACTGATCGAGAACCCGAGCCGTGATGCCCTCGCGGCCGCGTATCTCGCAGAACTTCAAGCGGAGCGATAAACTATGGCTGTCGTAACCAACGCATACACCACGAGCGCTGCGGTCGGCATCCGTGAGGATCTGACCGATGCCATCCATCGTGTCGATGTCGAGGACACCCCTTTCATGTCCCGCGTGGGCACGACCACGGCAAAGCAGACGTATCATGAATGGCAGACCCGCGCTCTGGGCGCGCTCGATACCGACAACGCGCACCAGGAGGGTGAGCAAACCGACCGCGCGGCGGCGACGCCCAACGTACGCGTAGGCAACCTGTGCCAGATCAGCGAAAAGAACGCGACCGTCTCAGGCACCTTGGAGAGCGTCAACAAGGCGGGTCGTGACAGCGAAATGGCTCTGCAGATGGCTGACCGCACGATCGAGCTGCGGAAAGACATGGAGGCCATTCTGCTGTCGAACCAGGCGATGAACAGCAACGCTACG